AGCGGTACACGGTAGGAACAGGACGCCTGACGATCAGGCCGAATCTGGCTGCTATGCCGCTCGGCTACGACGCGCGCAGTCAGGCGCGGCGTGCGCTGGACGATCTTCGTGCTGCGCTGGCGACTTGGCTCTCGACGAGCGGGCACGTCCGCGAATACGAGATCGCTGGCCGCAGGATGAGCTTCGCGTCAGCCGCCGACATCAAGGCACGCATTCAGATCGCGGAGCGCGAAGTGGCGCGCGAAGAAGTCGAGGAGCGACTGGCCAAAGGGCTTGATCCGCGCCGCCGTGTGCTCGTGAGGTTTTGATGGGTCTGCTTGATCTATTCAAGCGCTCGAGACCTTTGCCGAAGCGCGGCACGCGCGGTCCGTTCGTCGCCGCCTCTGTCGACCGCCTGACAGCAAGCTGGTTTGCGACACAGCAGGCGATCAATGACGAGCTGCGCGGCGATCTCGACCGGCTGCGCTTGCGGGCCCGTGATCTGGCAAAGAACAACGAATACGCGCGGAAATTCCTGCGCATGGTCGCGCGCAACATCGTCGGGCCGCAGGGATTCATCTATCAGGCGCGCATCGAGGATGCACCAGGCCGACCGGACCGTCTCGCAAACGACGCGATGGAAGCCGCGTTCTATCGCTGGGCGCGCCGCGGCAGCGCTGAGATCACAGGCCGCATGAGTTTCGAGGACGTGCAGCGCGTGGTGGCGACAACCGTCGCGCGTGATGGAGAGGCCATCGTGCGGATCGTACGCGGGCGCGATGCCAACAACCGCGAGGGGCTGGCACTCCAGATCCTCGACACCGCCCGTCTGGATACTCAGATGAACCGGGAGCCAGCGGCCAACAGACCGGCAATCGTGATGGGCGTTGAGCTAGACACGTATGGAAGGCCGACCGCGTACTGGATCAAGGACAAGGTTACCGGCACGACGAGTACGCGCGTTCCTGCGCAGGACATCATCCACGTGTTCGTACCTGAACACCCGGAGCAGGTCCGCGGCATCCCGTGGATGCACGCGGCAATGATCGCGCTGCATGACCTTGGCGAGTTCAATCGGGCTGCGTTGCTGGCAGCGCGCAAGGGCGCCGAAACGCTCGGCTTCATCGTATCGCCGGACGGAACAGGCGTTGCTGTTGCCGATCAGGTAGAGCCGGAGCCACTGAAGATCAGCGCGCCTGGCACCTACGACGTGCTGCCTGAGGGCTACGACATCAAGACGCCTGACTACAACTATCCGAACGAGGTTTTCGATCCGTTCGTCAAGGCGATTCTGCGACGCATCTCCAGCGGCTTCGACGTGGCGTACAACTCGCTGGCCAACGACCTGGAGGGAGTCAACTATTCAAGCATCCGCGCCGGCGTGCTCGAGGAGCGCGACCAGTGGATGACGCTGCAAAACTGGTTCATTGAGGCGTTCCTCGAGCCGGTATTCGCCGAATGGTTCCCGCGAGCCATGACGGCAGGAACCGCTGTTTTGCCGAGCGGCGCGACGCTGCCGGTATCCAAAGCCGAGAAATTCCAGGCCCACGAATGGCAGGGGCGGCGCTGGTCTTGGGTTGATCCGTTGAAAGATCAGGAGGCAGCAGTGCTGGCCATCGAAAAGGGGTTGATGAGCCCGCAGCAGGTGGCGGCACAGCAAGGGCTCGATCTCGAGGACGTAATCAACGCCATCGCTGCTGCAAACGCTATGGCGCAGGCTGCTGGCCTGCCAGCGTACTCAGCGCCGGTTGGAAAAGCTCCAAGTCAGGCGCAGGCAGATGGCCAGCAGACGACTTGATGAATTCTCGCGTTGTCCTTGATGCGAGACAAACCGCGGTGTTCCAATTTCACTATGGAAAAGACCATCAAGCCTGGCACGCGCGTTAAACGCGCCATGACGCTTGATCGCGCTGTTGATGCAGAGCAGCGCACCGTCAAGCTCGCGTTCTCAAGCGAGCAGCCATACGACCGTTGGTGGGGAATTGAGATCCTCGATCACAGCCCGGGCAGCGTCCGGCTAGGCCGATTGCGCTCCGGCGCGCCGCTGCTCATCGATCACGAGAATTCCATCCGCTCCCAAGTGGGAGTCATCGAGTCCGTCGAAATCGGCGAGGACCGGGTAGGCCGAGCCGTAGTGCGTTTCGGGAGAGACGACGAGTCGGAAAAGGTGTTCCAGAAGGTGCAGGATGGGATCGTGCGCAACGTCAGCGTCGGCTATCAGATCCACAAAGCGGTCCTGGAGTCGGTAAACGGCGACAGGGAGACATACCGCGTAACGGACTGGGAGCCACTGGAAGTGTCGCTCGTTGCGGTGCCGGCTGACACAACCGTTGGAGTTGGTCGATCAGCCGATGAAGACTCACCGATCATGGAAATTCGAAAGGAGAAAGAAATGTCCGATGTCAACGTCGAGGTCGTGAAACGCGAGGCCGCCGAGGCTGCCGCGCAAGACTTCGCCAAGCGCACCGCCGAAATCATCAAGATCGGCGAGATGTTCGCCAAGTTCGGCGGCGAGAAGCTGGCCGCAGAAGCACTGCGCAACGGCAAGACCGTCGAGGAGTTCAAGCAGATGATCCTCGAAAAAGTGGCGAGCGCTCCGCAGCCGACGGCCGAAATCGGCATGACCGAGAAAGAGGCGCGCCGTTTCAACTTCATCCGTGCGATCAATGCGCTGGCCAACCCGGGAGACCGTAAAGCCCAGGAAGCTGCGGCATTCGAACGCGAAGCATCAGAAGCCGTCGCTCAACGCGTTGGCAAACCGGCGCAAGGCATGTTCGTTCCGTTCGAAGTGCAAAAGCGCGACCTCACGGTAGGCACGCCTGGCGCCGGTGGGCATACGGTGGACACCGTATTGCTCGCCGAAAGCTTCATCGACCTGCTGCGAAATGCCATGGCGCTCACCAGCCTTGGAGCGCGCTATCTGACTGGCCTCGTGGGCAATATCGCCATCCCGCGGCAGACCGGTGCAGCGACCGCATACTGGGTGGCTGAATCCGGCGCGCCGACGGAGAGCCAGCAGGCGTTCGACCAGGTGGCCATGTCGCCCAAGACTGTCGGCGCCTTCACGGACATCAGCCGCAAGCTGCTGCTGCAATCCTCGCTCGATATCGAGGCGTTCGTCCGGCGCGATCTCGCCACCGTGCTGGCGCTCGAGATCGACCGCGCGGCTATCGCAGGCAGCGGTGCGAGCAACCAGCCGAGGGGCATCATCAACACCTCTGGCATCGGTTCTGTGGCAGGTGGCGCGAACGGTGCCGTCCCGACTTGGGCCAACATGATCGACCTCGAAACTCAGGTCGCAATCGCCAATGCCGCAATCGGGAGCTTGGCTTACCTGACCAATGCGAAGGTCCGCGGCAAGCTCAAGACCGTCCAGAAGGTTGCGACTTATGGAAACGACTTCGTCTGGGAGACGATGGGCAACGGCGAGGGAATGGTCAACGGCTACAGAGCGGTGGTCTCGAACCAAGTGCCGAGCAACCTGACGAAGGGCTCCGGCACGAACCTGTCGGCGATCATCTTCGGCAACTGGAACGACCTCATCGTCGGTCAGTGGGGAACGCTCGACCTGATGGTCGATCCGTATACGGCGTCCACTTCCGGCACCGTGCGTGTTGTCGCCTTGCAGGACGTGGATATCGCCGTGCGGCATCCCGAGTCGTTCTCGGCGATGGTCGACGCGATCACGGCCTGATGATGGAAGCGGTCCGCATCCTGAGCGGCTGCCTGGCCTCGGCTAAGCATTACGAGGCCGGGCAGATTGCCGTGATTCCTGACGATATCTCCTTTGTCGATGCTGATCTCCTGGTACGTATTGGCAGAGCAGAACCGGCACAGGTCGAAGATCGAGCAGATAATCAGGCAGACGCAGGAATGCGGAAGCGCACACGCAGCGATGCCAAGTGATGCTCCAGGAAGTCGCCGCCCCGTTCTTCGCGGACTTCGCGCAGCCGGTTACAATCGCCGGTGTCGAGACGAACGCGATCTACGATGCCAAGTACGAAACCGTGCTCGGCATGGGTGGCGGCCGCCCGGCACTCATCTTTCCCTCCTCAGTGGTGACCTCTGCCGCCGTCGGTGATTACGTCACCGTCGGCGGCATTTCTTTCGTCATCGCTGAGGTTGACCGCACCGATCCGCTCGTGACGGTCGCGGTGCTCAGGGAGGCATGAGATGCAATCGGTGCGCGAGCAGATCGTGCGCTCCTTCATCGACGTTGTGAAGGCTGCCGTGGCTCCGGTGCCTGTCATTCGGCAACCAGCTTATGCGATCACCGATGCGCGCGAGATTGTCGTCGTCTCGGTCGAATCAGATGGTGCCACGCGCCGTGCGAATGACCGCTCGGAGCGTGTGCTGACGATCCGCGTCGAGGCGCTCTCTGCCGCAGCTACCGATCCGTTCGCTGCTGCTGATGATCACATCGCCAAGCTGCATAACGCGGTGATGACTTCGACTGCGCTATCCTCGCTGACGTTGAAGATCGAGGAAAAGACGGTCGAGTACCAGAGCGACTACTTGGAGACGTTCCTGGCATCTATCCCGGCACGGTACGAGATAACGTATCGGACCATGACTTCTGACCTGACCACGCAAGGATAGGAGGACAGATATGGCTTACTTTTCCGGACAAGGGCGCGTCTACATCGCGCAGCGCGACACCAATGGCAACCCGCTCGCCTTGCGGTGGGTGGGCAACGTGCCTGATCTGAAGGTGACGCTGAACATCGACACGCTGGAGCACAAGGAAAGCTACTCCGGCCAGCGGCTCACGGACCTGCAACTGATCCGCGGCAAGGACGGCGAGTTCTCATGCACGCTGGAGGAGATCAGCGTCGAAAACCTCGAGCTGAGCCTGTTCGGTGTCACCACCAGCGTCACGTCTGGCAACGTCACCGGCGAAACGTTGCCGACCGGAATCGTGGCGGGCGAGACGCGGCTTCTGGCCAATCAATTCGTGTCGTCCGTGGTGATTAAAGACAGCTCGGGAACACCGAAAACGCTCCCCTCTGCGCAATACACTGTGCACGCGAATCAGGGTGCGATCACTTTCGTGGACATCACGACCGGCGGCCCGTACACGCAGCCGTTCAAGGTGGATTACAGCTATGGCGGGGCCAAGCGCACGGCCATGTTCCGTTCGGCGCAGCCGGAGGTGTGGGTGCGTTTCGACGGCGTGAATCTGGCCAACAGCAACAGCCCGGTCATTGTGGACCTTTACCGCGTGGTCATCAATCCGACCAAAGACCTGTCGCTGATCGGGGAGGATCTGCAGCGCTTCGAGCTGAGCGGCCGAGTGCTGGCCGATCTGACCAAGCCGGAGACCGGTGCGCTCGGCCAGTTCGGTCGGATGATCCTGCCTGGCGCGTAACCGTGTATGGCCTTGAAGGAGACGCCAAAGCGCATAACTCCGGTGCGCGTGCGCGATCTGCCGGCGTTTCTTGCGGCCATCGAGCCTATCGCGCGTGACATAGCAAGCGGCGATATTCTCGGCGCGGTTGCGCGTAACGCCGATTCGGTCATCACTGCCACGGCCATCGGCGCCGGCGTGGAGCGCGCATGGCTAGAGGAGCAGGACGCCGAAACGCTGGTCGATCTTGCCAGTCGCGTGCTTGAGGTGAATGCGGATTTTTTCGTGCGGCGGCTGGTTCCGCGACTGACCGCCGTATCGGAAAGGATCGCGGCGATCACCTCTGGTGGCACGAATGGGTCGCGAGACTCGTCAGCGCAGGGTTCGCTTACCGGGACGTGATGGACATGCCCTGGTCAGTCGCCAGGGACTTCGCCATCGCTGCTTCGCGATTGGACCGTGAGCGGATTCTGCACATGGCCGTGGCATCGCGGGCATCACAGGCGGACGAGAAGGGCTGGAAAGAGTGGTTGAGATCGCTCGACATCTGAGGTGCTGAGAGTGGCACAGGATAGCGTCCAGCTTCGCATCACCGCAGTCGATCAGACGAAGGCCGCTTTCGACTCAATCAAACGCGGCCTGACTGGATTGACTGACGCAGCGAGAAGCGTCAACGGCGTGTTTGCAGCGCTTGGCGTTGCAGCATCGGCTGCCGGATTCACGGCGCTCGTCAAGTCATCAATAGATGCAGCAGATGCTCTGAACAAGCTGTCGCAGCGAGTCGGCATTACCGTCGAATCTCTTTCGACGCTCGTACCAGCCGCGAAGATTTCTGGGCTTTCGGCTGAGGAATTCGAGGTCGGGCTGAAAAAGCTCGCGACCACGATGTTCGAAGCCGCCACTGGGTCAGCCGACGCGGCACGCCGATTCGAAGCTCTCGGCGTCGCAATACGAGATCAAGACGGCGCCTTGCGTGCAACGGATCAAGTACTGCTTGATCTGGCAGATCGCTTCAAGGCCATGCCTGATGGCGCCACCAAGTCAGCGCTTGCCGTCGATCTGTTCGGCAGGTCTGGAACGCGGCTGATACCGCTCCTCAATCAAGGCCGGGACGGGATCAAGGCACTCACGGACGAAATGGCCGCGCTCGGCGTGCAAATTTCGTCGGAGACAGCAGCGCAGGCTGAAGCGTTCAACGATACGCTTGAAAAGCTTAAGCGTGCGACTACGAGCATCGGCAACCAGATCATTGCCTCGCTTCTCCCGGCCATGAATGAAATGGCCAACAGCATGGTCGAGTCAGCGAAGCAAGGCGGAACTTTGCGCGCTGTCCTGGACGGAATACTGCTCGCGCTCAAGGTCCTGGCGCTTGGCGCTGCAACGGTCGGCAAGGCGTTCGTGGCACTTGGCGAGGCAATTGGCGCCGGATTCGCTGCTGCCGTTGAGGCATTGAAAGGTAACGCGAGCACAGCCAAAGCCATCCTCGCAGATCTAAAGAACAACCTTGTGAAACGGTTGGATGAGCTGGCCGAATTCAGAGACAGTCTGTTCAATCCTAAGCCGACAGAGGCGAAGAAGCCATCGATTCAGGCCGATCCTGAGCTTTTGCGGGCGCTCAATAAAAACGCTGGTGACATCAGCAAGGCGCAGCTTGCGGCCGCCAGGGATCGCGCAGAAGCAGAGCTTGCGATCATCAAGGACGGATTGCAGCGCCAGAAAGCAGCTCTCGACGCCGCGCTGGAAGATCGACTCGTATCAATCCGCGACTACTACCAGCGCAAGAACGAGATCGAACAGCGTGAGATTACGGCAGAGATAGCGCGTACCAGTGCGTTGCTGGCAGAGCAGCAGCGCATTGCGCAGAGCGGCAAGACTGAAGCAGACCGCATCCGCGCGCGTGGCGAGGTGGCGAGGCTCGAAGCAGAACTCATCGTCCTGAACAACCGCCGTGCGGATGTCGAGCAGACGAACGCGCGTGCATCCGCCAAGGCCGAGCGCGAGCTTGCCGACGCGCTGGCTGAGGCCAAGCTGCGGCTGGCGGAGATCACCGGGACGGCAACCGACGCCGACCGTCGCGCCGCAGTCGAGCGCTCATTCCGCGATCTGCGCGCCAGGCTGCTCGCTGAAGGTGACGTAGGCGGAGTTTCCATCGTCGACAGACTGATCGATGTAGAGGCCGCGCAGCGCAATCTCCAGGCGCTCGAAGACGCATGGCGGCGCGCGCTGGAGACAATGCGCCAGGCTGAGCAGTCGATCAACATTCAGCAGGCGCAGGGGTTGATCACCACGTCAGAGGCCCAGCGGCGCATCGCCGCAGCGCATCAGGAGGCATCCGTCGCGCTGGACGAGTTGCTGCCGAAGATGGAGGCCGCAGCGCAGGCCATCGGGCCGGATGCAGTGGCGCGCGTTCAGGCGTGGAAGAACGAGCTTGCCAGCGTCAAGAACGTCATCGACCCGGTGGTCGCGACGATCAACACGCAGATGCAGGACGCGTTCGAAAGCATGTTCACCGCCATCGGCACAGGCGCGAAGTCAGCCAAGGAGGCGTTCGCTGACTTTGGCAGATCGGTGCTCGCGACGCTGAATCGTATTGCTGCCAACAAGCTGGCCGAGCAACTGCTAGGCATGGCGTTCGGCCCAGGAGGCGCTGGCGGATTCTTCAAGGGTATCTTCGGCTTCGCGCGTGGTGGCCCGGTGCCGGGCTCCGGCGACCGTGACATCGTGCCCGCGCTGCTCACTCCCGGCGAGTATGTCATCCGGCGTGACGCCGTGCGGCGCATCGGCGTGGCGATGCTTGATGCGATCAATGGACTGCGCGTGCCGCCTGCGGTGCTTGGCGGCAGGCTTGCATTTGCTGCCGGGGGTCTGGTACCAGCGGCTGCTCAGGCGGCCGCGCCAACGGTCAATCAGGCGGTGCGGATCGTCAACGTCGTCGATCCGGCCATGGCCGCTGACTACCTCAACAGCCCGCAGGGCGAGAAAACGGTGCTCAACGTGCTTTCCCGCAACGCTCAGGCGGTGCGGCAGATCTTCGCGACGGCGTAGAACATGGCCTGGACATCCGGCACTGCAACCGATTACCGCGACCTGCTGGACAAGCTGCGTCTGTGGCTGACGAGCACCATGACGCCAGCGTCCGAGCGCTGGACTCAGCTTCGGTGGGACACGACCAGCAACACGCAGGAGCTGATCATGCGCGCGCCTGGGCTTTCAGGCACGGACGAGATTTACGTCGGGATAAGGTCGTCCGAGGATACTAGCGCCGGGTATTACCGCTGGCAGCTTCAGGGTTACATCGGATACAACAGCGCCAATTCGTTCACCGCGCAGCCCGGCGCGCTGACGACGATGCCTGGAGTGAAGCTCTGGAACTCGTCGATTCCGTACTGGTTTGTCGCCAATGGGCGGCGCTGCGTGATGGTGTGCAAGGTCGGCACCGTCTACGAGGCGATGTATCTTGGGTTCATTCGTCCGTACGCGACGCCTGGGCAATATCCGTACCCATTGCTGATCGGCGGCTCAACGACAGGTTTTGTCAACTGGTTGGTGGCTGATACATCTGCCGACCATAGTCACTTCACCATTCCTGGTTTGGTGCAAAGCGGTGGGTCGAACACAACTACGGCTTGCCAGCTTCGTGATGTCAATGGAGTCTGGAGGCATTTCTGGTCGTTCTATGAGCTATTTGCAAACCAAAGCCCTACGAATAATCCATTAACAGGATCATCAAACAGATACGCCATCTGGCCTTACACGAAAGACGTGGTAAATAACATCCGTGAGGCGCCAGATGGGACGCGCGTGCTTTTGCCGTTGATTCTCGTAGCGGATGTCGGAACTGCAAGCGGCAAGAACATCTTTGGAGAGCTAGACGGCTGTTTCTACGTCAGCGGCTTCGGTGTTGCCTCTGAGGACACGGTGACGGTTTCAGGCGTCGATCATTTGATCGTGCAGGACGTATTTCGCACGACGGTCAATCGGTTCTGGGCATTGCGGCTGGAGTAGTCGATGGCCTACGACACTGGATCAGCAACTGGGCCGACGCAAATTCTCGACGCTTTTCGTGTCTTCGCCGTCGCCAACGGATGGACTCAGAACCGGTGGGCTGCGGATGGCGCAGGGCAAACGTTGTCTATTTCCAAAGGCAGCATTTACGCGAATCTGCGCAGCATAGTCAACGAAACTCTGCTCAGTTTCAACAATCGAACAGGCGTTCTGCTCAATTGCTCTACTGGATACGACTCAGGGCAGCCTTGGACTAATCAACCGGGGAAGTGTCAGAGGACTAACGGTACAGCCGTTGCTGTAGGTGCTATTGGTGTCACGTCATCGAACACATATCACCTGTTTGCAGCTTCATCGCCAGATCTGCTTGTGCTCGTCATTGAGGTGTCGCCCGGTCAATTTACTTGGCTGCACTTCGGTGATTTGACGAAGTTTGGATCATGGAACGGCGGGATATTGTTTGGCGGAAAGGATTGCATAGATTCATTTAACAACGTCGTTGTTACGGAGAACTTGTGTCCGACAGGCGGGCATCAATTCGCATCTGCACTCATTCATGCAGAAGTGGATGGATCGCTTCTGTGGCGAACCGTCATAGCCCGTGATTCGGCGTTTTGGATTACGGGTTATCAGGCATTTGGTGGGTTTAGTAATTTGCATGGCAGCTTTACAGACACGCATTACGGCTTCGCTGGAGAATGGTCGATCGCCGCGCCAAACCAGCTAAACGGCGTGACGCCAATGATCCCTATGTACGTCTTCGCACCGCGCCCATCGAACTACCGCTCGCCGCTCGGCTACCTGCCGCACCTCTGCTACATGCGCATCGACAACTACGCGCCAGGGGAGACGTTTTCTCTCGGCTCCGAGCAGTGGATGGCGTTCCCCACGATATCGAAGGGCGGCGCCAGCGGAATGAACGGCTTTGCGGTGCGCAAGAACGGATGATGACCAATGGCGAACTACGGCGGGCAGTTCGGCGCTGGCACGACTTGGCAGGAGCCGCCAAGCTGGTCACGCTC